TAAAATCAAAGGAAACCGCTACCGCCGTTCCACAACTGGAACGCGCAATGCTTCCCAAAGTAGAAACGAGAACAAAGCGTGGCGATCACTAACGGCTACACAACGCTGAATGATGTTAAAGCGGCATTGAATCTTGAAGATTCGATGGATAACGCAGCCCTTGAAATGGCTATTGCGACCGCTTCACGCCAAATTGATGATTATTGCGGTCGTTTCTTTTACAAGGATGGCACACCTGAAGCACCTGCCACCCGTTACTACACCCCAACCGACTATTACATTCAACCAGTTGATGATTTTGTAAGCATCAGCGAGATTGCAACCGATGATAACTTTGATCGTTTGTATGGAACTGTATGGACCGCTGACGATTCAATGTTTGAACCAGTCAACAATCCTTCACGCGGTTGGCCAATGTCTCGTATCTTGGCGGTAGGTTCCTATGTTTTCCCGTGGAACTTGCCACAATCAGTACGCGTTAGAGGCGTTTTTGGATGGTCAGCGGTGCCATATGAAGTAAAGACCGCAGCAAAAATTCAAGCCTCTCGCCTGTTCCTGCGTAACCAGTCACCTTTTGGCATTGCTGGCAATACAGACTTAGGAACAGTGCGTTTGGCTGCAAAGTTAGATGCCGATGTTGAGGCTCTGTTGCGCCCATTGCGCAAGAATAACGGCTTGGCCAAGTAATGTTACCAAGTGAAGTTAGAAACGGCTTAAAAGCCAACCTAGAGGCGATTAAGGGTATGCGTGTGTATGAGTTGCTGCCTTCAGTACCTGTTGCCCCTGCAGCCATTGTTGGCCAGTTGGATTTCACCTTTGATTTGAACAATGCCCGTGGTTTAGACCAGGCAAACCTAGATGTTGTTGTTTTGGTTCAGCGCTTTACAGAGCGTTCAGGCCAAAACGAACTTGACAAGTACCTTGCAGGTAGCGGGGATTTCTCAATCAAGGCAGCAATTGAATCTGATCTAACTCTTGGTGGGGCTTGCAACACTTTGCGTGTCACATCAGCCGAAGCGGGTACTTATTCCGCAGGGGATATTGAGTTTCTTTCATACCGATACCGTCTCACCGTTTGGGGATAAGGAGAAAAATGAGCTACACAGTTACCTCGGACAATTTCGAGGCGAAGAAAAAAGGCGAAACAATCACCGATAAAGAATTGCTTGAACTAGGACTGAACATTGATGCCCTAGTTGCAGGCGAACATCTCAAGAAATCAGCATCAACTAAACCAGCAACAGTAGAGGAAACAAAATAATGGCCCGTATCGTATTAACAGACGCATCAGTTGTTATCAACGGTGTGAACTTGAGCGAATTTATTACAAGTGTGGCAATTTCAACAAGCGAAGATGTTGTTGACACAACAGGTATGGGTTCGGCTGGAGCGCGTACCCGTGTAAGTGGCCTTGCTGATAACTCAGTTACATTTGAATTCAACCAAGATTTCGCAACATCAGCACCTGAAGTGACAATCAACGCAGTTGGTTCATCACTTGTTGGAACAGTTACAACTTGCGTTGTAAAGCCAACATCTGCAGCAGTTGGTGTGGCAAATCCAAGTTACACATTCTCAGCCGTTGTTACAGAGTGGCAGCCACTATCAGGCGCAGTTGGAGAGTTGGCAACAATTTCTACAACTTGGCCAATTTCAGGCGTAATTACAAAGGCGGTTGCATAGTATGCCACGCTTAGTTCTTACAAATGCGTATGTTGTGTTTGCAAGTAATGATATTTCTCAATATGTGACCTCAATAAGTCTTGGAACATCTTATGATGTTATTGACACAACAGGAATCTCAACCACAGGTGCAGCTCGTACTCGCGTTGCTGGCCTTGCTGATAACTCAATCACAATTGAGTTCAATCAAGATTATGCAGACAATGCTCTTGAAGAACTTATCAATGGAACAACTACAACAAACGGAACTGTTGGTTTAGTTGTTGCAATGGAAGTTCGACCAGTTAACACAACAGTAAGCGCAAGTAATCCAAAATACACATTTAACGCTTTGATCTCAGAGTGGCAACCAGTTTCAGGCGCAGTTGGAGAATTAGCAACTGCATCAGTTACTTGGCCAATCTCAGGTCCAATCGCAAAAGCAATCGTATAATCAACTAAGGGGGAAAAGATGGATGGATTAGCAGTTAAGGTAAAAACAACTGATGGTGTTGAGGCTATTTACAAGTTAACGCCTCGCATCATTGTTGCATTTGAACAAAACTTTGGCGCTGGTATGCCTAAGTTGCTAGGTGAGCAACAAAAAATTGAACATATCTATTGGCTCGCTTGGAAATGCCAACAGGTTGCTGCTCAAAATAATGGTGGAACACCAGTAAAACTTTTTGGCCCAGAGTATTTGGATACTATTGTCAGCGCAGAATTGGATGCTGATAGTTCTTTCGAATCCACCGCAACAGCCTGACATACACGGTTGCTGCGGTGGCCTGCGAAACTGGCATTTCTCCAATTGATCTATTGGATGCCCCTGAAGGCATCTTTGAAGCAATGACTATTTATTTGAAGGAACGAGCTAAAGCCAATGGCTGATGATGTAATTGTTCTTACAGGTATCAAAGAAACTTTGGATGCGCTAAAAGAGTTTGATAAAGATGCGGTTAAACGCTTCAATAAAGTTATCAATACCGAGTTGGCGGGGGCGCAGCGTGATGCCAAGAATCTAATTAGTGAAGAACCACCGATGAGTGGCTGGCGCAAGGCAGATGCTGCCAAGCCTACCAAAACTCGCGGTGGCAAAGGTTGGCCTGGGTGGAACGCTGGAGAGATTCAATCAAAAATCACTAAGACAAGAGCCGAAGGCAAAGTTCGTAAAGGTGATTTTACAACCAGCGCAGGTGCTTTGCTCAATAAGTCTGCAGCGGGTGCAATCTTTGAAGTTGCTGGTAGAAAAGCATCAGGAACTAAGCGAATGTTTGCAACAGATAGCGGTGGACAATTCCTAAGAACTTTGGGCAACAGATTCGGTAAGGCTTCGCGTGTAGTATGGCGTGTTGTTGACAAGGATAGAGTAAAGATTCAAGCAAATGTAGATCGTGCTTTGGAAGAAGCAAAAGCACAATTGCAAAGAGAATTGAACAGAGAGCGAGCATAACAAATGGCAGTTGGCGCAATTGTAGCCCGCATCCTCACCCAGTATTCCAATAAAGGTTCAAAGGCTGCTCAAAAAGACATTGTTGCATTGCAGAAAAAGTTTGATGCCTTTGGCAAAAAAACTGCAAGAGCATTTGGCATTGCAACCGCAGCATCTGCAGCCTTTGCGCTCAAGATTGGCAAGGATGCAGTTCAGGCAGCAATTGCAGATCAAAAATCTCAGGCGCTTCTTGCCAACTCATTAAAGAACACAGTTGGCGCAACTGATAATGCAATTACTGGCGTTGAAAGCTACATAACTTCGCTACAAAAGCAATTCTCTGTTGTGGATGATGATTTGCGCCCTGCGATGGCTCGGTTGACGGCTGCCACGGGGTCAATTACTAGCGCACAATCTTTGATGCAAACTGCCCTAGATGTAAGTGCTTCATCAGGTGCCGATCTTGCAACATCTGTTGGGGCAATTATTAAGGCAACCAGTGGCCAGTTCAAGGCACTTAAAACCCTTGTGCCAAGTCTAAGTAATGCAACAATTAAATCAAAAGACTTTGGCAAGGCGCTTGAAGAAGTTACTAAGGCAACTTCGGGTGCAGCGGCAAAGCGTGCTGGCACTCTTGAGTTTAGATTGCAAGGTTTAAGAATTGCCTTTGGTGAAATTCTTGAAACTCTTGGTTATGCGCTTTTGCCAGTTATGGAAAAGTTTGCAACAGTAATTTCAACAAAAATCTTGCCACAACTTGAAGCATTTATTGCAGCCAACAAAGACAAATTGGCAGCATCATTTAAGGTAGCCGCAGAGTTTGCAGTGCAATTCCTTGCAGCCCTTATCTCTATTGGTAACTGGATTGCAAACAATACTGGCAAAGTAAAAGCAATGGCCGCCGCTTTTGCAGTATTGTTTGCCGTTGGTAAAGTTTATTCAATGATTACTGCGATCAACTTGCTAACCGCTGCACTTGTAAGAATGAATGTTGCGCTAGGTGCAGGTTTAATTGGTCCAATCACAAAAGGCGCTGCAAAGGGTGGATTATTTGCAACGGCTGGTGTTGCACTCGCGGGTGGCAGTTTCTTCAATAATCTAGGCGGGCAAATTGCTGCAGCAATACCTGGCACAACTGCCAATAAAGCTAAAAACGCAGGTAAGGTACTAGGCGGTAATTTGCCAATGTCACCATCTGCAAGCGATGTAATGTTTGGCAATGTTAAAGGCACCGCAACAGGTGGTATTCCAAAAGCCAATAGTGAACTTCAGGCTTTTATTGATGCACTCAATGCCGCCAATAAATCGCTCAAAACCGCCAAAACATTGCAAGATAAAATTAACGCTGAAGCGGTGCGCCAAAATCTTGCACGCCAAGCAAAACTTTCAGGTTCATCTACCATTGCAATTGGCGCTGCTGGTTCAAAGGCTTATGGCAACAGAGGCGGCACAACTGTAGTTGTGAACAACGCTGGTTCAGTAGTTACAAATGAAGATTTAGTTACCAGCATTGTTAACGGCATTGAGCGAACAACTCGCCGTAGCTTCGGAACTGTTGGAGCATACGATAGATTATGAGCGCCTTTGACGGAGTAACCACACCTGCAGTTGCAGTTCAATTTTTGAAAAGTGGAACTTGGACTTCAGTTACAACAACTGATCTAATTCAAATTGATATTCGCCGTGGCCGTACTCGACAAAGTGAGCGCGATCAGGCAGGCATTTCAGTTGTGGTTTTCAATAACACAAGCGGTTATTACGACCCTGATAACACTAGCGTTTCAAACCCGTGGGTAGTTTCAGGCACCAATATCTTGCGCGATGGTTTGCAAATGCGCATTGTGGCAACAATTGGTGCAACACCTTATTACCTTTACTACGGTTTTCTTGAAGAAACCAAAGTTAACCAGGGTGAAGCGCCTAGTTCAACAATGACTTTTGTTGATGGCATTGCATACATTGCCGATGCCCAGGCACCAGCACTGGCAACAAGTGCCTTTGCCGAAACCGCAGCCACACGCGTTGGCCGTATGTTGACCTATGCAGGATGGACAGGCTCAACCAGCCTTACAGGAACTGTAGGGATGTTGGCAACAACTCAGAATCGCTCTTGTATGGCAATGATCTATCAGGCAGTTGATGCCATTGCTGGCCGTTTCTATATCTCACGCTCAGGTGTTGCAACATTGGTACCGTTGGCTGACAAATTCAGCCGCCCAACTCAGTTGCTTTTTACTGACAATCAGGCAAGCAACACTGTTGGCTATATGCAATTGCTCACAAACCCTGGTACTTACTATG